GTTTGAGTTTGAGAGCCGCCACCACCTTTGCCCTTGCCACCACCACCATAAAATGTAAATGATTCAACTAGATTTTCTAGCCAATTGTGTAAACCAATCATACTGCCTCCAAAGGTAATTCATAAAATATAAACTTAATTTTGTATCCGTCATTCTTAAAAACTTTACCCCAACCCTTACGACCATAAGACTCTATTGTTTTACAATTAGATTCCTTTGCAAATCGTCTTAATGTATTTAACATTAAATCTTTCCATTTAGGTAATTCTTTGCCTGCTGTAAAGTGCATCATTAAAGTATTCATTTGCGGATACTCTATAATTTCTGTTACTACAAAGCCATAAATCTCATTATCTTTATAAGCTATCCAAAGATTTTGCTTATCATTATTTCTCATTTCATGCTGTATATCGTCAGCACTATATCTACCATAAGTATATTTACTTGCTAGTTCTAAATAATGCTCTATAGCTGGGAAAAATAAGTCATAGTCTTTTGGTATCACCAATGAGATAATCATAGCTTATAGACCCATTGTGAAGGTTTAAAGCCTAGTTTGGGAGCTATTTTGTCCCATCCTCTTCTTGGTGAAATAAAGGTAATTTCTGATAAACCTTGTTGCCTTGCTAATTCTTTTGTAACTTCTAAACCATCTTTAAGCACATTATTATTCATGTTATATGCTGCCCAAACATGTAGTTTATCTTCTAATGTTTGAGTAATGATATATCCGGTAAAGTATTTATCTTCTATAGTTAAGTATAGGTTTGCTCTACCTTCTTTTAAGTCACAATAAGCATCTTCTACAATCCATGTAGAACGACTAGCCATGTTTTCTAAACTTGGTTTTATTTGACTCCAAACTTGTTTTAACTCATTTGGATGTATGTATTTAAACTGCATTAAGCTACTATTATATAACGATATACCTTATTCGTGCCTGTATTTGCAGGGTGCGATATAGTAGCTTCACCTTTTGACTGTGCGCTAATGTAAGGCTCTGTAAATAAGTTAGTCGTAAATGAATTAGCACTTAAATACTGAATAGTGACAATAGCACTAGGTGTTGCAGGTCTAGTAGGGCTAGTTTGTGCTGCTAAATGTTCTATTGTAACTAATGTAGAACTTGTAGCCCATGCTAAACTTACATAGTCATCTTTAGCTAGTTCTATATTAAAGTTTAATGCTGCAATAATATTTCCATAAATAGTTGCACTTTTACGAGCTGGAACTGTAAATTTACTGTTAGAGCCTGTAACATCTAAACCATTTTTTTGAAACCATATATCTATTTCATGTTGAGCATTATCAGTATTAACTAATTGAATACTAAATTGCACATTGTAAAGACCAGAATAGTCTACTTTTATTTTGTATCCATCTACAATACTTGTGCCTAAAGAATAGTCTGTTGTGTCAAGACTAATGTTTGCTGTAGCTGTTATAGTCGCTATACTTTGGTCAGTCGTATCTTGAAACGCACCGTATGGGAAGTATGTACTAGCTGACGTTTGTGTTTTAGGTTCTAGCCCAATATATGAGTTATAACCTATACGTTCATCATAGATAGTTGTAGATGAAGCACCACCTGCAACTAAAGTAATATCACCTGTATTGTTAGACTTACCTTCTACAAGGTTGTTTACTATTTCAGCTACACTTCTAGCATCACCACCTGTCCAAGGTAGTTTACGGTACATATCACGAGCCATTATCTCGTTCCTTGTTCAGAGTAATCTATATCCATACCAATTGCAGATGACCAGTTAGCTCCTGTAGGTGTTAAAGCTATTCTATGATAACGACCTGCACTTCTTACAGAACATCTATCTTCTTCTGTTGCTGTGACTGTAGCACCATAATTAATGTCATCATTTAACATACGTCTAGAAGCTACAGAAACGCTTGCAGAGCCATTATCTACAGAAGGTCTAATAAGAGTAAGCACAGAGTTATAACCGTATTCTAAGTCATTAGTAATGATAGAGCCTGTAGCGTTAGTTCCTGTAAATGTGATAATTCTAGTACCACGAACACCACCAAATAAGAACTTACCACCTGCGTATAGTCTATCGTCTAGTGTTGTTACAAGAGAGTCTACAGTTTTAAGTGCTGCTGCACTTGCTGCCATATCTATGGCTACACCTGTACCTGAACCTGCACCTGTAGCTGTAAATAATACGCCTACTGTATTAGCAACTGCACCTATAAGAGTAAAGTCTGTACTGCCTAATGTTCTAATTGTATAAGACTTACCTACAATAAATGCACCTGCTGTTACGTTGTATGCAGAGTCAAGACCATCTAATGTTGTACCTGAAGTTGCTAGTGTAGATAAAAAGTCTACATCTGTATCTGCTTCACACCATTTTTGTGTTTCAAAGTTATAGATAAGTAGTGAACGACCACCAGATACGTTTCCATAATTCCAAATAACTAAATTACGTTCAGGGTCTACTGCTGCTGATATAGAGTCAATGTCAGCAATGTTAGCGTTGTTAAAAAAGTATCTATCTACCTTTTCTGAACCTATACCACTTAGTGTTTGACCGTTAGTTGCATAAAACCCATCATCTGATAAGAAGTAAGCTGTGCCAGAGTATTGTGCAATAGAGTTACCTTCTATACATCCTACGTTACGAGAAATAGTGTCAAATTGGAATATAAGCGGTGAGCCAATATATGACATTCTGACAATGGCTTTTTCTAGGAATACAATACCAAACTCACCACCTACGATACCGGTAATATCCCCACCGTCAGGAAGTAATTGGAAGTCACTTTGAGAAGTCGCTGTTGTAGTCCAAGTGGTTGCATCATTGATACCTGACCATTGCACTTTATTAGGAGTAGTTCCTGCACCAATATTAGCTGCTACTACAAAGTCACGAACTGCTGTAATATATTTAGCGATAGGTGCATCTGAGCTTGCGTCTGCAAAAGCTGTAGAACTGTTTACGTCATACGCTTGTATCTTTTCAGAGCCATTAGCGGCAAGTGCTAAATTACCAAACTGTAAAAATTGCCATCTACCAACACCTGTATATCCACCTGATTTAGACTCGTCTACTAGAGATAAATCAGTACTGTCTACTTTAAATAGTTTACTAGCACCACCAGCAAAAATAAATACGTCATTATTTAATTTAGCAGCAAAGCAATTATTAAGTGCTTCTGTAGCCACGCCTGAATAGGTTACTGCTGACTTAAACGGACCATATCCTACAGCTAAAGGAATAACGTTATTAGCTTCTGATACAGAGTCTAATATGCTAGGTTGGTCTGGTAACCATTCTTTAAATGCTATACGTTGTGTTGCCATTTATTACTCCATATATCAATAGGTAAATAAATATAATAAAGTACTAATGACATATTATTTAATTTCCATTAACTTTAATTCATCTAATGTTGTTGCTGTGTCTACTTTGTTTGTAATATCACGAAGTCTTTGTTTTTCTGCAACAATAGCAGATGTGTCTGCACCTGACTCTAAAGCACGTTGGAATGCTACATCTTGAGCTTCTAGTAATGGTGTGCGTTCTGCACGAAGTCTGTCTTTAGTTAAGTCTTTAGCTTTAGCAAAGTTTACAACTATTGCACCGTCTACTAATTCCCAAGCGTTACGAAAATCACGATTAGGTAGTGTTGAGGCATCAATGATATTACCTTGAGGACAGTCTTTAGCTTTAACTTCTTCTATAGGCAATTCGCCAGTAGAGTAAACTACTGAAACACCATTGCCATTATCATAAATAATTACATTCATCTTTTTTCCTTATCTAAATATAGCTATGTTGTTGTCAAATGAGTCATAGGCTTGAGATGAGTTAGCTGCACTATAAAGGCGTATTTGAGTAGTAGATTTTAATGTTGGACCTGTTGTAAAGTTGTCACCATAAATATATTGCCCAACACCAGGATTAGGAATTCCATAAGCAGTTTGACCAATAACAGTAACATAATTAGTATCAGGCAATGCTGTCGTAAAGTTTACTGTGTAATCGCCAGTTCCATTATCTGTAATGCTTGAAACATTACCGCTAGAACGAATGGATACTGTATTTTGACCGTTAAAGTTTACCCATGCTCTAGCACCATAATAAGGAGCAGAGCCAGTTGTAGTAGTAATTATGCTTGCTGCACTTGTCCAAGTTGTTCCATTAGATGTTAATACGTTTCCTGATGTGCTAGGAGCTACTAAATTACCTGATAAAGCAGAAGTACCATTACCCAAAATAACTGAATTAGCTGTAATGCTTGAAGCTCCAGTACCACCATCAGCCACAGTTAAGTCTGTAATACCTGTAATAGTTCCGCCTGTAATAGCAACTGTTGTGGAGTTTTGTGCAGCCATTGTGCCTAATGTACTCCATGTAGGTGTGTTACCACTACCTGCTGATACTAATGCTTGACCACTTGCGCCTGCAGTTCCGTCTAGTCTAAATGCACCTGTAATGTCAACTGTGCCTGAAGATACTAATGTACCTGCTACTGTAAATGGGTCACCACTAGAACCATCTTGTTGGTTTTTTAGTACTGACATCAAGCTACGAATAGCGTTGTTTACGTTAGCTGGTGAACAACCTTCAGCAATATTAATATTAGTTATATCTGTATTATCTGCTGCTGTTGCGCTAAATTCTGAAATTTTGGTTTTTGCCATCTTTTATCCTTGTCTTAACCATATATCGTTACTTGGAGTAGTGTCAGTCCAAGTTTCTGTTCCTGCTGTTATTTCTGCCCATGTATCTGTAGATGGTGATATTGCTGACCATATGTCTGTAGATGGTGTTGTATCTGTCCATGTTTCTGTGCCTGCTGGTACAGGTATCCATCCTTCACCTTGTCTTGTACCTTTAGCTGTTACACTTCCTATACCTTCTACATAAGCAAATCCTGCAAATATAGCGTTAGGACTTGCTGTGACGATAGCAAAGGCATTTATTTGTGCATTACCTGAACTTATTAAACCGCCTAGTGCTGTAACTGTAGTAGTTCCTGTGATAGAACCACTATCTAGTCTAATTCTGTTGTATGTAATTGCAACTGTAGCGTTGGCTGTGATAGAAGCATTACCAGACTGTAGTAATGAACCTAATGCTGTAACTGTGCCTGTTGCTGTAATACTTGCTGAAGCTAGTGCAAGAGAACCGCCAGTAGCAGATACTGTAGCTGTTCCTGTTATAGATGCGTTACCAAATGTAGTTCTTGTAGCTAATGCAGATACGTCTGCAAATCCATTTATAACTGCACTACCAAATACTAATGCACCACTTGTAGTAACTGTGACAGTTGCAGTAGCATTTATACTTGCTGCAGATGTTCTAAAGCGTGTGCCTGAAGCACTTACGGTTGCATCTGCTGTTATTGCAGCAGAAGCTGTAACTATATTACCGCTTACTACTAATGAACTAAAAGGAGCTTGGGAAAATGCACTTATGCCAAACATTTATTACTCCTTAAAGTGTTACTTCTTCCCAGTTAGTAATGGATTCATTCCATTTATAGTCTTTACCGTCTGTAGGATATACTACAGGTGCTTCCCATAACCATGTTGTATTGCTTAGTATCCATGACGAATATGGTTGTGGTTCGTAGAATACGTCATTAGTAGCATCATATGTATAACCAATACCAGCGTAATTACCTCTTAAAGGTCTGCCTTCTGGATGTTGGTTACCATGTGTGTTATATGATGTTTGTATCCATGTTCCAGGACTTGAGTCTACAAATGTATCAAAAAATTCTTGTTCAGCTACTATGACTTGCGTTACTTTACTATCTACAACTTTTGCGTAATGTGCCATATGTATCCTTATGCTGTGTAACTGCCAGAAGCTGTGAATTTAATAATTGTATTAGAACCTGATGTTGTTACAGTTGGTGAGCCAGTTGTAGTTCCTGTATAGTTTGCAGTAGGAACTGATAAAATAACTACGCCTGAACCTCCTGAACCGCCAGAACCTGATTGTTTACATCCACCACCGCCACCGCCTAAATTAGTTGTTCCTGAAGTTCCATTTACACTAGATGTGCCTGTACCAGCACCACCACCTCCTGCACCACCACTACCACCAGTAGTATCTGAACCTCCTCCACCACCTCCTGCATAAGTGATACTAGAACCAGTTATGCTTGATGCTTTTCCTGCACCACCCGCACCACCAACGCTTGCTGCTCCATTTGCACCTAAGGCATTAGCACCTCCTCCACCACCACCTGCTACAGCTACAGCTCCACTTTGAGCTGTACCACCTGCATTACCTTGACCGCTAGTTCCTGCACCGCCAGCAGTTGAAGCTCTACCACTACCACCACCACCAGACCCACCAGCATTACCAGCTACATTAAAACCATTTGTTGCACCACCGCCAATTGCAGTAGTCAATCCTGTAATAGAAGAATTATTGCCATTTGTACCTACTGTTCCAGTATTATTTCCACCAGCACCACCACCACCAACTGTAACTGTATAAACTGTTCCTCCAGTTAAAGATGTAGTTCCAGTTAATAATCCACCAGCTCCACCGCCACCTGTAGCAGTAAACCCTGAAGGGCCTGCTCCACCCGCACCACCACCACCTGCTACTATTAAATAAGATGCGGTATAAAAATTACCTGCAGTCCCTGCATTTGACCAGTTAGCATAAGTAGCGTTATATAACTCTAATTGACCTGTAGTTGTATTATAGCCTTGCTGTCCTGTGCTAGGGGAAGAAGGTCTAGTACTAGTAGTCCATGTAGCATTAGTTATGCCAGTTCCAGCTACTGTTAGTGTTGATGTTGGACTTGCAATACCAATCCCTAATCTATTATTAGCATCATCCCAAAAGAAGTTAGCATTGTCTTGTGTGTATGTACCAGATGTACCTGCAAATACTACTGAACCTGCAGTAAATGTTGAAGCATTAGTACCGCCATTAGCAACTGGAAGTGTACCTGTTACACCTGTAGTAAGAGGAAGTCCTGTAGCGTTTGTAAGTGTTGCTGAAGCAGGTGTTCCTAATGCAATAGCATTACCACTTGCGTCTACATATAAACCTTTTTCAGCAGGGTAAGTTACAAATACATTCTTTGTGCCTGCACTAAAGTTTACTGCTGTGCCACCATTACTAGACTCTAATATGGTATCACGAGATAAAGTAGTGCCTAAAGCTGTATAAGTACCAATACCTACTTCCCATTCTGTGCCACCTACGACAGCGTAGTAAGTAGTATTGCCATTACCAATAACAGAGAATGATTGAAAGCCAGATACTGCACCTGTAAGTACAAGTGCAATAGTACCTACGGTTACGGTAGTTTCCTGTACTCTATCCTTGACGACTAACGCCATGAGTTATCCTTACGCTAATGTAACTGAAAGGTTGCCTGTTGAAATCTTAAAGATGTCACCAGAGTCAATAGTTTTAGATGTATCTAATGCTGTATGGTAAAGTAAGTTACCTGCTGTTGCTGCATCATTAATACCAATCCAACCTACTGTTCCCCATGAAGCTGTTGCTGTTGGGAATGTAACGTCAGCATCATTTAATACGTTACCAGATGTACCTGAAGCTGTTGCAAAAGATACAGCAGTTCTAGCGTATGAACCACCGCTAACTTCTGTACCGCTACCTGCGTCTGTAGGGTCTGAAGTCCATAGTGATACGTAAACTGTTGCCGGTGCTGTGTATGTTGTTGCGTTTAGAGTAGCATTTAAAAGCGCATTCTCTAAAAAGTTACTCATTTCTGCCATGATTTTTCCTTTATCTTGGTGTTACGTTTAATGTGGTGTATGCGTATGTTTTACCTAAGTCACTTGTTTTAATATTAGCAATAGCTCTATCATATAATGATGACCATGTTGTTACTCTAGGGTCATTCATAAGATATGGTTCTGCTTCTGCTAGAGTTGCGTAAAGTAAAGCGTCTGGATAATATGCTAAGAACAAGTTACTAGAAGTTGTGCTAGAAATAAATGTAGGTTGAGCATAATATAAAATTTGAATGGTGTAATCTGTATCTTGAGTAGGTGCAAATTGAAACTCTGTGCCTAACATTGTAAAGTAGTGTGCGCGACCTGATAATGATGTTTGACCATTACGGAAGAACAAGTCAGGTGATTGAAACTCTAAGACAATAGGTGGATTACCCTGAAAGTGCATCTCTCTTAACTCTAAGAAGTCAGTAGGAAATGCTACCTTGCTATCTGTAGGAGTAGTTGTAGCTACTTTTAACATAGCTTCTGTTCTTAAGTCACGACTCATTCTTAACTGTGCCATCTGAATAAAGTCAGGTATGACGCTTGTCAAGTCTGTGCGTGCTAAGTAGCTTTCTACTGTAGAAACAAAGCTAGTATAGTTAGTAAATGCCATCTAATTGTCCTTTTAATCTATCCCAGCACTTGTCCATCTCATCTTTATGCCATTCACTAGCAGCTAATGAGCTTAACCATGCTGTTCTGTCAAAATATGTTAAGTTTTCTATGTCTTTAATGTTATTGGA